TACAAAAGAACGTTGGCATGAGGTTTGCCGTCGTGTTATTGAGGGTATGTACTCAGTTCAAAAGAATCACGCTAAAGATAATCGTCTGCCATGGAATGACAATAAAGCACAGAAGTCTGCTCAAGAAGCATTCCAAAGAATGTTTGAACTAAAGTGGACACCACCAGGCCGTGGTCTATGGGCATTTGGAACTCCAATGACTATGGAAAAACGTAACTCAGCATCACTGCAAAACTGTGCAATGGTTTCAACAAGAGACATTGATCGCAATGATCCAGGTGCATTATTTGCTTGGGTAATGGATGCATTAATGCTGGGTATTGGAGTTGGATTTGATACCCTTGGACAAGACAAACAAATGTCTATCTATGCTCCTACTGAGCCAGTATCTATTTATGAGATTCCAGATACTCGTGAAGGTTGGGTTGAATCAGTTCGTCTTTTGATAAATTCTTTTCTTCGTCAAAACCAACCTATTCAACAGTTTAACTATGACCTTATCCGTCCTCTAGGAGCCCCCATTAAAGGCTTTGGAGGGGTAGCAAGCGGTCCAGCACCACTTATTGATCTACATACCCGTATCCGAAATGTAATTGGCTCTAGGGCTGGAGAACCATTAGATAGCCGTGCTATTGTTGATATTGTTAATCTTATTGGTACCTGTGTAGTATCAGGAAATGTTCGTCGTTCTGCAACTCTTGCACTTGGAACACCAGAGGATGATGGTTTTATTAATCTTAAGAATCCAGAAGTATTTCCAGAGCGTAACTCCTACGACCCAGAAAAACCAGGATGGGCTTGGATGTCAAACAATTCTATTTCAGCAACTGTTGGAACAAAATATGAAGACTATGTAGATTTAATTGCAGACAATGGAGAGCCAGGTTTTATTTGGCTAGATGTTGCTAGAGAGTACGGTAGATTAAAGGATGCACCAGACTATAAAGATTCCAGAATCATGGGATTCAATCCTTGTGCGGAGCAGCCATTAGAATCATACGAACTTTGTACACTTGTAGAAGTGCACTTAAACCGTCATGAATCTAAGGAGGACTTCCTCAAGACATTGAAGTTTGCATACCTTTACGGAAAAACTGTAACTTTAATGCCAACACATTGGCAACAAACAAACGGTATCATGCAACGTAATCGCCGTATTGGTACATCTCTTACTGGCATTGCTGCATTTGCAGACGAGCACGGTCTTCCAGTTATTCGTGAATGGATGGATGAAGGATATAGTACAATTCGCAAATATGATCACTCATATTCGGAATGGCTCTGTGTTCGTGAGTCAGTTCGTGTAACAACAGTTAAGCCATCAGGATCTGTTTCACTACTTTCTGGTGCTACCCCTGGAGTTCACTGGGGTCCTGGTGGAGAGTTTTATCTTCGTGCAATACGTTTTGGAAACACAGATCCTATGATGCATTTATTTAAGGCAGCGGGATATAGAATTGAAGATGACCTAGTATCAGCAAATACCTCAGTAGTGTACTTCCCAGTTGCATCAGGACATAAGCGTTCTGAAAAGGAAGTTAGCCTATTTGAAAAGATTGGTTTGGCAGCAACTGCTCAAAAGTACTGGTCAGATAACGGTGTTTCTGTAACACTGTCATTTGATAAAGAAAATGAAAAGAAGTTTATCGCTCCTGCACTAAATATGTATGAGGGGCAACTAAAGGCGGTATCCTTCTTGCCAATGGGAGACAAGGTTTATCCACAACAGCCATACTCAGAAATTACAAGAGAAGAGTACAATGCATATGTAGGCAAGATTGGCAAGATTGACTGGTCTGCTATTTATGATGGTATAGAAAATCTTGAGGCTGCTGGAGAAGCATACTGCTCAACTGACGCTTGTGAGATTAAGTTTTATTAGTCTCTAGCCTGCTATAATAAGGGTATAGGAGAGTTATGTCTAACCCGTCAAATTTATATGCAGAAAAGATCTATAGTGAGCACCCACTAGTTCTTTGGGCTCTAGATGATAAGGCAGACTATGTAAGTTTGATCTCTGAACCACAAAGAAATATAGAGGATTTGTGGGATATCGAGGGCGCAACTGTAGTTAGCGGACCACCAAGTGGATCGCCGTTGGGACCATTTAGCGAAAGCATTTCCTCATCAGTATCTGGAAGTGTTCCCGTGGGAGAGTCTTCAGAAATCATATGTGTAAGCCCAGACATTATAAATTTTGCAAACTTAAATGGCAACTTTGGAACATTTTGTATTGGAACATACTTCTACTCTACTAGTTCTTTGATCAACTCTATTTCTATTGGGTATGAATTTACAGATACAACCTCTTCTCAAATAGTCCAAAGATTAGAAACTTTTAACGAACCAATAACTTCTAACTGGACCTTTATATCTGGAACATTTGAAATACCTGATGAGGTGGCTAGCCTTAGAGTAGTTATTAAGGCCACAACAATAAGTGGTGGATCAAGTGCTGAAGATTATAAATTTTATGTTAACGGAGTAAGCGCTGGTCAATGGTCTGAAGAGTTTAACGTAAAATCACTTGGAATAACCCCACAAGCATTTCCGAACACAATAGGAATTGATACTACCAAACTTGTAGTTCCAGCAGATGCCTATGGTTTGTCAGAAAACTCTGGTTACTATTTTGTTGATAAAAATTTTTTAGTAGCAAAGAATACATCTATTCCTCTTGTCTTTGGTGCTTCAAATGTAACCAAGTTATTACCTAATTCAGATAACGACCCATCGTTAATTATTCCAGGAAAAGGCTTTTTAAATGAGTCTGGCAGGTATAAAGATTATACTGTTGAATTTTGGGCAAGAATTAATTCTGATGCTGTAACTCCAAAAAGAATATTTGGGCCCATATCTTCTTTGGATGGACTGTATGTAGAGGGAGGATTCCTAACATTAAAAATTGGAAAAAGTTTTAAATCGCACTTTGTTGGAGAATGGTTTAGACCTTTACTTATTCAGATAAGATTAATAGAAAACTCTGCCAGCCTTGTTGTTAACGGAGAAGAGGTTTTGTCTTTTGTTATTAATACACAAACCTTAGACTTGCCTCAAGAGACTGTTGATGGAAAGTCTGTTGACTGGCTAGGATTTTATTCTTATGAAGATGTAAACCCAATCGAGATTGATTGTGTTGCTATCTATCCATATCAGGTTCCAACAACTATTGCCAAAAGAAGGTGGGTATATGGTCAAGGAGTGTTATCTCCAGAAGGCATAAACTCTTCTTATGGAGGAACTTCTGCGTTTATTGATTTTCCATTTGCGGACTATACTGCAAACTATGCTTATCCAGATTTTGCAGAGTGGCAACAAGGCAGTTTTGATAACCTAACCACTACATCATCTTCAATAAAGACTCCAGAATACTCATTACCAGAAATTTACTTAGAATCAAAAAATATAGATCAACTATACGCAGATTGCCTATCTCTGGAAGACCAGGGAGAAAGCCTAAACTACATAACTTTTAGACCTAATTTAACCTGGAACTTAGAGCATGGGTATATCAATTTTAATAATTTAGAGATAACTGGAAGCCAAACAAAATCAATATATGGTGTTTTTAGTACGGAAGATACTGGGGTAGGATCAGGACCTCAGACTCTAATTAAGATATATCGTAATGATAATTCAAACTGCTTTGTTGTAAAGCAAGAAGAAGATGTTGTAACATATTTGCTAGAGTATGGTGGAGAAACTCAAACATTACACACTACAGAAATATTAACAGGAATACCATTTTCTGTAGGAATTAACATTGACTTAATAATAAACAAATATGGAGAAAATGTTGCCTCATTTTTTGGTAATAGAAATATTTTAAAACTATACGTTGCTGGAGATCAAAATCCAGAAAATACATTTACTGGAAATGTTTATAGTGTAGGTTTTTCTACAGAGTCCAACTACAAAGATATAGAAAATTTTTATAATGAGGATGGCTTTGTTATATTTGATGAAGATGCCTTAGCCACAGACTTAATAAATCATACAGCAAGTTATACTTTATTGCCAACCATCGCATACGGACAACTATTTCTAGATGTAGGAGTTTCTGGATATTGGGAAGACTATATGCCACTTTCCTACTTCGCACAGTTTGTTCAGAATGATATTGGAAATGAGTTTTATGATTTAGATTTTTTGCAGTTTAATATTGGATATCCTTCACCATCAAGGGTTGTGGAATCAGATCAAGAACTAGAAAGTTGGACCTATCAAGATTTAGACAATTCATATTCTAGCCCCACTCAAAAAACATATGCCCAGTTAGATAATTTCTTATATACTAACTGGAATAACTATGAAGACATGAAGACAAAAACTGAAAAGGTATACGAGTATGACACAGGGTCTTCATCTGTTAGAAGTTATATAACTTTCCAGTATGTGGAAGATGGTGCTAATGCAAATCAAAGTTCATTCTCTAGATTAGAAAAAGCAAAACAAGGCAAGTTGATTGATATAGATGATCACCCACTATGGAGCATAACAAAGTTTGAGGTTGTCGACAACACTATTCTATATCCAACAAAATCTATTAATTTTAATAATCTTGCCATTGTGTATAGAATTGAATTTAATAGCAGATCTACCATATCAAAACCAATTAATCTAAAATCTTTAGCAATTACATCTCAGGTCTTTAACGACAACTCTTTTAACCCCGTTGGAACTAGATTTGGAACTGATATATTTCCATATAAAAAATCGGGAATTTACTTTGACTACAAATCTAAGAATCCCTTTAGCATATATAAAGGAAGCACACCATATTTATACATGACCCGTAACTCAGGAATTGAGGTAAGAGGTAGTTTTGATAATGATACTGATCGTGGTTTATCTATACCAGTTAACCCACAAATTGCAATTAACTATAAGATTAATGCTATGCAGATGTGGTACAGATACGATGAGCCAAGATTCCCTGGTTCCCCAACCCCTATGTTTAAAATAAATAACAAGGGAGAAGAAATTCAGTTCTACATGGTAACTAATAATGACCTGGGTAGCCGTGCTAGAGTATTTGCAATCAACAACAACACGGGACTCCCATATAACGGAGTCTCATACTTTGTCAATGGGGTTTTGGTAAGAGAGCCAGTCCTTACAGTAAAAGAGTGGTCTGTTATTGGTCTTAGATTCTCAAACTCGCTTAACTTTAACTCATACATAGGATCAATTGATATTAATGGTCCAGGCTTATTTAATAATATATCACATTATCAGTCAACAGATCTTCAGCAGTTGCAGAGGGTTATCACAAGACCTTGGCTCAAGGTTAAAAGCGATGGCTTGATAGACTATGAATGGCAGTATTGGTTTGACAACTTCTTATGGGAAGGTATGCTTTCGGTCTCTGTTTCTGAAATCTATGGAATTAGCCCAGAGACTATTTATGACTCGTACATGGGAACTAATAAGATTATCATTGATGATGAAGAAGGGCTTAGTGTAGACGCAGACTCTGTTCGTATATATAGTGGTGTCCAGTGGTCATCAGAAACAGTTTCTGCCGTCTAATATGGTATACTGGTTATTATGGATGCACTAATCAACCCAAAAACTGGCAAACCCCTTGTAAAAAATGTACGTCGTCAAGTTATTGAAAAGAAGTACAATTGGGGCCTATATGTTTATAAGAAGTCAAACGGCAAGTGGTTTACTGATGGAGAGGGCAATGTCCTCAACATTGAGTCTATGAGAGGCGACCTCTCAAAGATGGCACAACTAAAAGATGCTGCAAAGTATTACGGCGATCCAGGTGATGGAGACGCAGTTTTTGTTCCAGGGCTAACCAGAGTTACTGACGAAGAATATTCTGAGCAACTAGATAGAATGCAGCAAGGCCTAATCCCATCAATGAATGACTTAGGTGCATGGCATGCAGCACAACAAACTCACGATAAGTATGGTAGCGATGAGTAACGAATATCCAATTTTTGCAAAGTTAAACACACAAGAAAAAGAGCCAGATCCTTTTGTTGCTCAAGACCCATTTAATAAAAACTGGGAAGACTTAAAAGATCTTAATGGTATAAACCAAAACTTTAAGCGCAGAACAAGTCGTGTAGCAAACAAGGCTATTGGTGACCCTGCATATCTAGATTCAGCAAATGCTATGCCAGCAGGAGAAACTTCTGCATCTAAGCAGATCAATCCTGGAACGGTATATCGTAATGGATACGGACTGTTTGATGTTATTACACCGCCATACAACATGTATGAGTTGGCTAACTTTTATGATACATCTTTTGCTAACCATGCTGCTATTGATGCCAAGGTAGAAAATATTGTTGGCTTGGGCTATAGGTTTGATCTAACAGACACTACTGCACTTCGTTTTGAAAGCAGCGATGATCAAGAAAAGGTTGGTCGTGCTCGCAAGCGCATTGAGCGCATGAAGATCGAACTTCGTGACTGGCTAGAAAATTTAAATGATGAAGACTCTTTTACAAAAATTATGGAGAAGGTTTATACAGACCTTCAAGCAACTGGTAATGGCTTTATTGAAGTAGGAAGAAACATAGAAGGACAAATCGGATATATTGGACACATACCAGCAACAACGATTCGTGTTCGCAGACTTCATGATGGATTCTTGCAGATTATTGGAAATAAGATTGTTTATTTTAGAAATTTTGCAGCAAGTAATCCAAACCCTGTAACAGCAGATCCAAGACCAAATGAGATTATTCATATTAAAGAATACTCTCCACTAAACACATTCTATGGTGTTCCAGATATTGTTTCTGCACTACCATCTTTAGTTGGAGATCACCTAGCATCTCAATACAACATTGACTATTTTGAAAACAAGGCTGTCCCAAGATATATTATTACTCTTAAGGGTGCTCAACTCAGTGGAGACTCAGAAGACAAGATGTTTAGATTCCTACAAACAGGACTTAAGTCTCAGTCACACAGAACTTTATACATCCCACTTCCTGGAGACACAGACCAGAACAAGGTTGAGTTTAAGATGGAACCAATTGAGAATGGCGTTCAGGATGGATCATTTAAGGAGTATCGCAAGCAAAATCGTGATGACATCTTAATTGCTCATCAGGTTCCTATTTCAAAACTTGGTGGGTCAGAATCAGGACTTGCAGCAGCACTCTCACAAGATAGAACCTTTAAAGAGCAGGTTGCACGACCAGCACAGCATCACCTTGAGAAAGTAATCAGCAAAATTATTAAAGAGCAAACAGATATTCTAGAACTTAAGTTTAATGAACTCACTCTTACAGACGAGATTGCACAGGCTCAAATTCTTGAAAAATATGTTAAGTCTCAGATTATGCTTCCAAATGAGGCTCGTGAAATTCTTGATCTTCCTCAAAGAGAAGGTGGAGATGAGCCACTAGAGTTAAACGCAAGAGCAGCAGCAGACGCAAGGGCTAACACTGCGGGGAACAGAGCAAGAGATACCGAAAGAACAAATAACCAGTCAGACAGCACAACCACGGTATCTGGAAGAAATGCACAGGGTCAGGGTCGTTCGTCTCAATAGTTGAGAAAACCCTATAAACGTTTGGTATAATAGATACGCTATGAAAATTAATAAGGCTTCCTGGATTACGGAAGGCGACAACGTTCGTCTATCAATGCCTTTCGGAAAAGTGGATTTAGAGCGCAGAATCGTTTCAGGTTTTGCATCCCTTGACAACCTAGACAAGCAATATGACATTGTAACAACAGAGGCTTCTATGGAAGCATTTGCTAAATTCCGTGGGAACATTAGAGAAATGCATCAGCCATCTGCAGTAGGAAAGATGATTTCATTTAAAGAAGAAAAGTATTTTGATCCAGAGTCAAAGAAGTTCTACAAGGGTGTTTATGTTTCTACCTACATTTCCA